GGCAATATGAATTCCTATGCACTTAACAACATTATTCGTACTTCACTTCCTAACAAGGAACGAAGCTTTCGAATCCCAGATGCAAATCACAAACCAGAAAAATTCGCACTTAAATCGATTGAATTGATCAAAGGTTCAAAATACGCAGACGATGTAACTCAAAACTACAAAAGAGCTGAAATTACAAACGAATCTTTAATCTCCGATTTATACCGAAACAATGGACCAGGTGTTCCGCATTGTCAAGACGTTTCATACATTAGAGCATTAAAACTGTTATCATCCAAACTTTTAGATAACGGTGAGAAACTTAAAACTGTACATTTTACTGCAGTTCGTATGTACGACTTAAACAAGTCCGGATCAGCCGAATTACCATATGTCGAGGATGCTGAATTTATTAATTATGTACATAGTCGTTTTAGATTAGGTGAAATTGAAAATCTTTCTCTTTCCAAAGGAAATGGATGGAATATGATTCTTGAAAAAGAACGTATCAAAATTCACCAAATTAAAGACAAGCGACTGCCATTTATAAAAATGGTACATGACACACGCATGCATGCTAGGTCTCATTTAACTACGGTTGAAAAAGCAGACAAAGTAAGAGCAGTTTATGGCGTATGTTGTACAATAATTCTAGCTGAAATAATGATATTGTGGCCCTTAATCAATAGGATTAAGAGCATGAACGACCCGTTCATAGCATGGGGTTTTGAAACTTTTAGAGGCGGACTACAGAAAATTCGAGAAAGAGTATGTGAATATGACGTTCACTTAAATCTTGACTTTTCGACATTTGATAAACTTATTCCTTTCTGGTTAATAGATGATATTCACCAAGTCTGGAAAGAAAATTATGAAATAGGTCCATATTACGAAGATGACCCAAGATATCCTAGGCCCAAAACCACTCCAGAGCGGATTAATAATATATGGGAGTTTGTTAACTTTTCAACAAAACACACACCCTACCGCGCTCCAGATGGCTCTAGATATTTAAGGAAGCACAGTGGCATCGCTTCTGGTCAGTTACAGACACAATTACTTGGTAGTTGTGTTAATTATGTAATCATAGTTTCCGCTTTACTAGACTTTGGTCTTTCAGAAGATCAGTTCAAAGTATATGTCATGGGAGATGATTCATTAATTAGTATTAGATACGTTAATGACCCCAAAATAATTCTCTCACATATATCAGTCTATGTAAAACACAATTTTAATGCGATAGTAAATCCTGACAAATGTTCAATTTCTGTAGGTCCTGATTCTATTCAATTCTTAGGTTATAAATTTAAGGATGGAGCGATAACTCGTGTCAACAACGACTTATTGGCAAAGTTAGTGTACCCTGAAAAAGCACACTTCACTTTAGAATCTACAAAAAGCAGAGCAGCAGGCATTTTATTAGCAAACCTTGGATATGACTTGGACATCCATGTCATTTGTTGTAATATACTTCGAAAACTCGAATCGACAGCTATTAATCTGAAAGGATTAAATTGGCATGATCGAAAACGAATCGAATATTACATTTCAAATTTCATTGATACTCCAACGCGTGACGATCTGTTCAGAACAGCGTTAACGCCACAAGATTATCCAGGAGATCAAAATTGGCGCAAATTTCTTCGTTGATGGCTCCGTCTCGACGAAAATGATGGCAACAATAAATCTCGTTTTAAATTATAAGTATTAGGATGAATGTCCGATGATAGAACATAACTTTAACGGTTTTTAGGGATACATAGTGTCTCATGTTGCCGGTGTATACGAATTTATACACATGGATTAGGGGGGTAAAATACTAATCTACAAC